CGAAGCATTAAAAAGACGCGGTGTTTATGATGCGTCATTCCAGGAATTGCAAAGATTAGCAGAAGCGGCAGATAACGAGTTTGTACCTGTAGATGCAATGGCAATGCTTCAGGCAAGTGGTGGATTAGCTGCTGTTATGCAGGAAGCGCCGCTTGATAATATTATTCGTGCATTAGCCCAACTGTATCAATCTAGACAATCTATTATTCAGACCATTTATGAAATCACAGGCATAAGCGATATTATGCGAGGACAATCTGCATCAAGAGAAACAGCTACTGCGCAAAGAATAAAAGGGCAGTTTGGTGCAATGCGATTGGTAAATCGGCAAAGACGCATTGAGCAGTTTTTAGATAATATAATGGAATTAAAGGCAGAATTATTGGTTGAAAATTTAGAACCAAATGTTTTGCAGCGTATGACAAGTATAAACATTACGCCTGAAATGGTTGCTGTAATGCGTGATGATCGTATTCGCTCTTATCGTATAAAGGTTGATACCGATGAATCTGCTGCAATCGATAATGCAACAGATCAACAACGTAGAACCGAGTTTTTAACAGCAAGCGTACAATTTTTACAAGCAGTAGGCCCATTAGTATCTTCTGGTGTTATTGGATTTGAGCAGGCAAAGCAAATGCTTTTATTCTCTGCTAGATCGTTTCCTGGTGCAAGAGAGCTAGAGGAAAGTCTTGAAGCAATCCAACCGCCACAACCTAGACCTGATCCTACAGATAAAATTGTTCAGCTTGAACAGGCAAAATTACAAGCAGATACTGCAAAAGCACAGGCTGACGCAGATGTAAAACTTGGAAAACTACAGTTGGATCAACAAAAAGCTGTTGATGATCGTACCTTTAAACAACAAAAACTTGAAATAGACGCAGCAAAAATTGTAACCCAATAATGAAAAATACAGATGCGATTGGTAAAATTGTTTGGCTTATGGGTCAATCAAAATACCACAAACATTGGTCAGTTCAGGATATATACAGATTAATTTATCCTGCAGTAGCGCTGCAGCAATTTCGTTTATACGAGAATGAAAAAATGCCGTTTGGTTTAATTACTTGGGCGTTTTTGACAGAGGAAGTTGCAAACAATTATGTAAAGCGAAAGCGTAAGTTGCAACCTGACGATTGGAAAGCAGGCAATCAATTATGGTCAATTGATGTCATCATTCCATTTGGCAAAGTATTGCCTGTCATTCGTGAAGCTAGACAATTTTTATCGGATCGATATGGCAAAAAAATTAAAATTCAAGGACATAGAACGAGTGGTAGAATATGGAAGATTCATTTATAGATAAATTTCATCCTAGACATAAAATGTATTGTTGTATTGGCGATAGTACAGGGCCTGAAGATGCTGCAGAAGGAGGTTTTGCAGGAACAGGTGGCGATCCATTTGAAAGTCCTGGCACATTTGGTACTCCAGGTAATACAGCAGGTTTATCGCAAAGCGATGTATCTGATGCGCAAAGTGCTGCAATGACACCACAAAAACAAACTATGATTGCAAATGCAGCTTTGCCAGAAGCGCCTATCAATCAAGGGTTTGACGAAGATTTAGGATCAGAGTTAGGTTCAGGGTCAAATCTTGCTATGGGTGGAGATGTCTTTGTTAATCCTCTTACTACAACAGTCAATACAGATGAATTTGTAGACAATTTACCTACAGTTCCAGGATTTCAAGCAGCAAGTAACATTCCTATTTTTGGCGATACATTAGCGCAAGGTGTAGCAGAACAATATGGTCAGTTATTAAATGTTCCTGGATCAACAGTTGACCCTGAAACAGGATTTATTACAGCACCTGCAGGACAAGGTACATTACAATCAGGCAAGTTTGGTCAAATTACATATAGCGGAATGCCTGACCCAAATTATACAGGGCCATTTGCAAATTTAGTCAATCCGCCTATGCAAGATAATAGCGATGTTGCAAACCCAATGAGTGCAGCACCACAGACAGCGCCTGGTATGCAAGATCAAGGAATGACAACACCTTTAATTCCGCAAATATCTAGCACATTGGCAACCGATGTATTGCAAGACCCACTCTTTTTATATAGCGGACAAGGTAATTTATATCGGCCTTATGGATATTCACAAAACACTTTAGTGGATTTATTACGCTCAAGAAATCTTACACAACCCACACAAGCAGCTCAAAATATAGGAATGTTTGGCAACCCATTGGATTTTAGAACATGAACATAGATATGGAACAAGCGCAAAAGCGTTATGAAGCATTAACAGAGCAAGAAAAAGAAATGATAAGGGAAGCATTGGATTCACCTCTTGCAATGGTTTTAAACAAGGTTTTACCAGAGTTAATGCAAGGTTTAGGACAGTTTAACAAACCTAGACGAAAAATGGATCAAGCCATGCGCGAACAAGCGGTAAGGATACTAAGAGGATGACAACTTATGTAATGAGAAATGGTGAGTTAGTAGAAAAATCTAAAGGATCACCAAACAAGGATGTAATGATAATGCGCGATATAGAGCCATATCAAAACATGAAAGATCGAAAATGGATTTCCAGTCGGTCAGAGCATCGTGAATTTTTGCGAAAACATAACTTTATAGAAATAGGGAATGAACAAAACCATTTATTAAAATGACAGATAATACACAGCTTGATAGCACTCCAGATGCAGAGGTCGTAAATACACCGCAAGCATCAGAATCAGCAAAGCCAGAAACAATATCAGAAACAATTGCTAGGTCTTTGCAGGAATTAAATCCACAAGAAGAAAAGGTTGATACAGATGCAGAGATACCTAACCCTGACCAACCGCAGGCGGAGCAACCAGAATCCGATAAAACTGCAGAAAATGAAACCGATCAACCACAGGAACAAGAAGAAACAAAAGACCAGGAAGAAACAGAATTAGAGCAATTAACTGCTCCTGTGCATTGGCCAAAAGATATGGCTGATGATTTTAATTCCTGGACACCGCAGATACAAAATACCTTTATGACAAGGTATCGTGCGATGGAAGCAGACCACACGAAAAAAACACAGAATATTGCTAAATATCGCAAACGAAACGAAGAAATTGACAAAATTTTCATGCCAAGACAACAACAATTAGAATTGGCAGGAATAGATGAAGTGGGAGCAATAAAACAACTATTTGCTGCGCAAGATGTATTGGTAAACAATCCATTGGAAGGTATTAAATGGTTGGCAAAAACTTATGGTGTTGATCTATCAGAAGTCGTTAATGACCCATCTATAGATGATGAACCCGCAGACCCACAAATACAGCAGTTGCAGAACCAGGTTTCTCAGCTTACTGCTTTTATACAAAACCAACAAACTCAGAATCAACAAAGCGTGCAGGCTACCACTCAGCAGGCAATTGACCAATTTGCTCAGGAAAAAGATGCCAACGGTAATATTAAGCATCCACATTTCGATCAAGTGCGAAATGTTATGGGTACTTTAATTCAAAATGGCAACGCTAAAGATATGGCAACCGCTTATGATATGGCTGTATATTCAGACCCTTCCTTACGACAAGGAATGATGGATCAGTATGCAAAAAGCCGTAATCAAAACCAGGTTAAAAAAGAAGCGGTAAAAAAAGCAAAAGTAGTAACAAGGTCAAATGTTAAAGGCAGTACAACGCCATCGGATGTAACGCTTCCAGGTAAAATGAGTATTAGAGAAACAATTTTACAATCAATGAATCAACTTAAAAATGGAAGGAGTTAGATATGGCTAGTCCAAATCTATCAGAAATTGTTACTACCACTCTTAGAAATAGATCAAGAGCGTTAGCTGACAATGTTACAAATCACAACGCCTTATTACGTAGATTGCGTGAGAATGGCAACCAAACAAGTGTTACAGGTCGAGATATAGTGCGTGAACTTGAGTATGCTGAAAATGGCACAGTACAGTTTTATTCAGGGTATGAAACCTTAGATGTTTCACCTGCAGATGTACTTAGTGCTGCCGTTTTTGATTACAAACAACTAGCAGGTAATGTTACTATATCTGGTTTAGAGCAGATAAAAAATAGTGGTGAACAAGCGATTATCAATTTACTTGAAGCAAGAATTGGAGTCCTAGAAAAGTCGATGATGAATACACTTTCAACATCAATTTATTCAGATGGCACAGGATCAAGTGGAAAAGAAATTGGCGGTTTACAGTTACTTGTAGCAGATGCAGGGTCAGGAACAGTAGGTGGAATTAATAGTTCTACATTTACTTTTTTTCAAAATGTTCAAACAACTGCAACAAGTTCTGCTTTTTCAACTTCTAATGTGCAGGCAGATATGAATAATATCTATCTACAGCTTGTTAGAGGTGCAGACTCACCTGATTTGGTTATGGCAGGCACAAATGCTTACAAGGCATTTTTAGGCAGCTTACAGGCTATTCAGAGAATAACATCAGACGATTTAGCAAAATCAGGTTTTACATCTGTGCAATACCTAAATTCTGATGTGGTATTTGAT